CAATTTTTTCATAAAGGCAAGTTGCAGATTTTATTTTATCAATCTGAGTAGAGTACGGAGTAAGAGTAGCTGTACCAAGTTCGATATTTGACGAATCGTATTTAGTTGCCAAGGCGGTTTTATCTGCTTTAACAAGCAGAGCGCTGTAAACCGTACCGCTTGTCAGATAACACGGACTATTATTTTTGGGTTCACTGTCAAACGGCATTGAATTGAGCTTTTGGGCAAGTTTTTGGTCTGTTCTTTCCTTCGTATATGCGTCCGTAATTCCGTACCCTGCGAGTGTTGTTGCCTTATTTGCCTTGCTATTTATAATAGCTGTAAGAACTTTGTTCTGTACAGGATTAACGCTCTTAGCATCCAGTGCAGTATCGGTAAGCACAGCTCCACTCTCGGTCAGAGCAATGACACGGGACAATATGTCTAATAACTCTGGATAATAGTCAGAGGTAGTAATATCACCGTCATAATCGCTGTGGGTGTTAATTACAAACGGTTGAGTAGAGTAGGTGTGAGTGCCGTCTGTAAGCACGATTTTAGCTATAATCCTGCCAGCAGATGAAAGCATAGCTTTATCTGTAGTTACAGTAACAATATTTTTTGATACTGCAGCATTTACAGCAAAATAGTTATTATTGTTTTTTCCCTTACATACAGCTGTTGCACCGGTTGCATCGTAAGCCTCGCCGTCAGCGGTAAGGGTAATCTGTATCTTTCTGCCGATATCAAACTGTCCTGCGGATATAACAACAGGTGTAGCCTGACAATTTAAATCAAGCGTAATTTTAGCAACATATTCATTCATCGGCGTGCTCCTTTTCCGTTGTTGTAGCTTCGCCTGTGAGTTCTGCGATTACCTGTGATTTGACATCCACGAGCACTGATGACATTATGCCGTCAATAAGGCTTGCCGGAAAGCCGTATTTACTTACAATTGCATTAACAGCGGCAATAAGTTCAGACCGTGCTGATTGTAATGCTAATGGACTAAGTTTCGTCTGCATTTTTATCCTCCTTGATATCTACCGAATGAATATCTTTTGACCGTTCACCCGGTCTTGATTTGTCATTCTCAGATATTTCTTTTGTATTGATTATAAAATCCATTTTGCCTCCTTATAAAGTAAGGGCAGTCAAAATACCGTCCTTAAATGTCATTTTAAAGGCTCGCCATGTTGCAGCTCTACCATCATCGTGGTACGATTTCGCATAATAACCGCTAATGGTATCAGAGATTGCTCCGCCCTCGACTGACCAATCAACAAGTACTGCATTGCGTAATTTGTGATTGTGTAAATTCAAATCACAACCTGTATGTAGTTGGTTAGCTTCAAGCGAACCGATTTTTTGAGCGGCATATGTAAAAATAAGGGTATATGCAGAATCTGTTGATTTCATACGGTAGCACCAATCCATAAATGCCGAACCGTTTTCAAGGTTAAACGAAAGGTCACGCTTTGAAGTATCAGAAGCATAACAACCGGTACCTATGTAACCTACCTTAGTGCCTTTGTAGTAAAATTCTTGACCTGCTGAATTTAGCGACATTAGCTTTTTGCCGTTATTATCAAAAATATCATGTCCTGTTGATGACAAACTCATCAGCTTTCTATTCTGGGAATTGTACACATTTAGCTGTGCATTTTCAAATTTTATGTAATTTGAAATTTTGTTCCAAGCAATTTTGATGTCATCGGCAGACTGTTGGAGAAGAGTACCCCACCTGTCCGAACCGACAACCTTGTTGACTTCAAAAAATAATCCCTCGGCGGTCTGTGTAATCACCGAACTGTTGAGCGAACTTGCCCATGAATCGGACACATGAAGAACGGTTGTGTCTAAGTCCTGTTTAATCTCATTTACCTTGTTATGGTCGTGCAAAGTTTGTGCATCAAGAGCAGTAACCTTGTTTTGCAAGGTCTGCAATTTCCCTGTTATTTTGGCTGGCACGGTTGAAAGGGTGACCGTGTTGAGCGTTGCATCGGCAGGATACTCTTTAATCTCAACTATACGGTAGTTAATCCTTGTCTTGCGTTTTCGGTCAATCAGAGTAACCACATCATACAAATCAAAAGCAAGCACATCACCGTATGTGTCGGGCAATGTTTTTGCAAGGTCAATAACCTTAGCTGTGTAGGATTGCTCCGGCACAGCAAGCACGGCAAGTTTTGCTTTTGCATCGTCAAGCAAAGTTTGCTTGTTTGTATAGCGTTCGTCTCGCCATATAGCTGATATGACCTTGTCGGTATAGCTATGATTTTCAATGTAATTTTTGCCATTGTTTAGGCTGGCTATACTTAAATTATCTTTACCGTATGGATAAAGTCTTGTAACCAAACTTGTGGTACTGCCTTTGTAAGTCATATCGCTCAAATTAAGCTCATCGGTAAAGTAAGTGCCTGTCGGCTCGGTATTATTGTATGGCTTTATACAGTAAATAACCTTGTTAATTGTGTCAAAACGATAGCGAGTGTTATACGCCGTCGAGTTTTGGCAATAATCGAGGATGTCAAGCGTGGTTACATCAGTCAGCTCAAGGGTGCGGCGAGCGGCTACGAGGTCGGCATCAACAACAGTCCAACCTGTGCCTTTTAAAATCTCCGAGCATACGCTTGAAAAGCTAACGGTGCTCTTATTATAGGTCGGATAAACATTATAGTTGAGTCCCGTGAGGTCAAGCTCACAAGTTATGGTGCTTACCGTTTTACGCTCATTGATGCCGTTTATAAGGTAGCGCTGCCCGTCATACTCGACCGTACCATACAAAACAAAATACCTATATAATTCGTGGTCGGGTGATATATCAAACTGTAATGACATCAAACCGTCCTCTGAACGAGTGCGGAAAAAGGTGCTGTCAATGTCACGATAAACCTTTATGTCATCGCCGTAAAATACCTTTAAAAACATCTTAAACACCTCCTAAACTAAATGTAAATCGGTGTATAGGACATCGAAATTTCAACATCTGACTCCGTTGAAGAAATAATATTTTTTCCCGGGTTCAACACGGGGAAGTCAATCAAGTCAGAATCATTAAACTTATTTTTACCGTCCGCCGTTATAAGCCCTGCTACGCTGTCAATTACAACCGCCATACCTGATGTGACAGATTTAATTGTTACATCTGCCAATTTAACTTTGTTTTGAGTGTTTGCTATGCTGTTGTATTTAGCGGTAATGACAGGCAAGGTAGGTGTATTAGATTCGCAGATAATGTATCCGTTTGGTTTTACGCTTTGAGTTATTACAGCTTTATGTCTTACAGCATTAAATGTATATGTGACATCGTGTTCACCGCTACTGTCAAAGGTTGCGGCGGCAATACTGTTGACAATTGCCGTGTATATAAATCCATCAGGAAGAGCAATTTCAACTACTTTGCCAACAAGCAAGCCCTCAAATACAGTTATATTTTCGGTTGCTATTGCAAGGCGGTCGGAAACTGTCAAACCTTTTGCATAGTCACCAAGATAGTGAGGGTAAAAAGTCAAAGTTAAAGTCAAAGTTCTTGTGCCGGGAACGGAAGAAAACAGTAACGGAGCTGTTAAGATACTGCGAGAGGCAGATAAATTGTTGGTAACGGTTGTACCGCTGACCGAATAGCTTTGTAAACGGGCATTGTATGCGGAAATATCAACGCCGTTTATTGTCATTTCGTTAAGCATTTTATCTGTCCTCCCATGCAAGTTCTTCAGAAACATACGGCGTGAGTGCCACAGCTGTTTCTCGACCGTCAATATTAATTGAGGTGTGAATATCGCCTTTAAGGTTGTACTTACGCTCGTTATCCTCGCTCATCAGCTCGACATTGTGGTTGACATCAGCCGTGAATTTGGATCTGAGCATAGCCTGTCCTGCATTAACAGCTGACCTCATCTTAGACACAAGACCGTCAGCTGAAACACCAGCCTGCATACGCTCGGTAAAGGTAGAAGCAACATCATCAGCCTGCTTATACAGATTCGGAGCTTCGTCATCAAGTCCATTCTCACCGCCTTCGAGGGTGTAGGCAAAGATTTTTTTGAATACTTTTGAGGGGGAGTGTTCATCAAACATTTTCCTAAAAATATTGATAACACTGCCTGAAATTTCTGAGGCCTTAGAATAAAGCGAGTCCTGTTTTTCTGATAAACCAGTTTCCGCTCCTTCCATAGCATCTATAAAGCTTTGTTTAGTGTCTTCATCAAGGTTATCAAACGCTCCTAAAAATGCAGAATTTATTCCTTTAGCTTTTGTATCTGTTTCTCCGGTATATTGTTCATACAAACCCATTAATGATAGAAACGCAACCAACTGATTTTGGTACTTTTCATCAGAAAGTATTTTTTCCTGATTGTTACGAATCTCTCCCAGTTTTTTGCTGTACCTTGCATTTTCTTCTTCTTCGGCTTTTTCTTTGTTTGCAAGTGCAGTACCTGCCATAAGAGATTTTTGAGTATCAGTTAAATTTTTGTTGCTTATTTTGTAAAGCTCAGCATTATAATTACTTGCTATATCAATAAGTTTTTGTTTATGCGTTTGCTCGGCATCACTTTCATCTTGATTTAATTCTTTTAAATCTTTAGTTGTACTTTTCAACGCTTCTGCACGATTATAATAACCGTCTTTAATAATTTTAAGAGTATCCCCAGCCTCTTTATTAGCTGCACTAACAGCTTGCTGATAGCTTGCTTCTGCGGCTTTAACATCAGCATCATGTTCTTTCTGCGAATAATCACTATCCGTTTTCAACCTCAAATCAAGCAAGGCTACCTCTTCGGTATATTGCTCGTATGCTTTATCAATTACTGCTGTACGAGTTTCTTCGGCAGAGTTGGTAAGTTTTTGTGCTCTTTGAGTATATTCTTCAAGCGATAAATCAGATGCTTCATTTAGAGCTTTAGCCTGAGTTGTAACAACCCCTTGCTTTGCTTCTTCAATAGCAAGTTCTTGATCTGCAAGTTCGTGCATTTTGGCGAAAAGGTCTTCAAGTCTTTGAATTTCACCGCCGGTTAATTCTTTTCGATTTTCCGAGGCGATTTTACAAATCTCTGTAATTTCGGATTGAACATTGTCCATATTTTCGGACAACTTTTGTTTTTCATCATCGGAAATAATGATGTTTTCATTGAAGTTATCAAAGATACTGCCCGAGTTTTTAATATCGTTCATAAAATCGCCGAATTTTGAACCAATATCCTCATATGACGAACCAAGGTCATCGTTTGCTGACTGTAAATTAGCTTCTGCGGTTGCAAGATCCTCTGTTGACTGTGTTGCATCACCATTAGAGGTAGAAAATGCAATAATACCGGCTGTCAGTGCTGTTATGCCCGTTAAGATAAGCACAGCAGGATTGAGTGACATTGCCAAGTTCCAAGCATACTGAGCGGCTGTGGCAAGTGTAATCTCACCTGTTAATGCACCGACTGCAATTTGTTTAAGGGTAATCGTGCCGAGTGATGCCGCCTCTGCAAGGCTTTCTGCCGTGACTGATGCGGCGTGCTCTTTCATAAGAGCTGTGATAGACGATATGATTTTCCAAGCCTTCCACGCTGTTACTGCCGTTGCTACTATCGGCAACAATATGTTAAGATTGTCGGCTATCAAATCAACAGCTTTCGCAAGCGGTGGTATAACAACCTTTGCAATGTTAGTGATTGTTTTGCCAAGGTTAATCAATATGGTTTTAACGGTATTTATAGCCTTTTTAAGTCCGCCGTCCTCAAAGGACTTTTTAATAGTGTTGATAGCTTCCTTGACAGGTGCTTGCAACTCCTTGGGCAGGAGCTTAACTAAGTTTTTTGTTAAGGCATTTACAATACTTTTCGCCGCCGAAAGCAAATCAGGAGCACGGTCAATTATGCCTTTAACTAATGTTTTAACAATGTTTATAGCCGCCTTAACGAGTTTATCGGAGTTGTTTGCAATACCGTTGACAAACGCCTGTAAAAAGGACATAGCGGCATCAATCATCTTCGGAGCGGCTTCAACTGCTTTTGTTGCAAGCTCACCGAAAATAGAGCCTGCCTCTTCAATCATCTCTGATAATCCGCCTTCGGTAAATGCCTCGGTAAGTCTGCTTACATAGTTCTGAGCCTCTTTTGCGGCATCGGTCAGAGGCTCGGACATACTTTCGTATATTTCTATACCCAAGCCTTCAAGTCCTGATTTAAGAATCGTAATCTGTCCCTGCAGATTGTTCTGCATCGTATCAGCCATTTTTTGAGCTGAGCCGTCTGCATTATCAATGTTTTTAACAAGTGTATTAAAATCCTTATCACTTGCATTGATGATAGCAAGCATACCCGACATAGCCTCTTTGCCGAAGAGAGTACTTGCAGCGGCTGTTTGTTCTGTTTCGGATAAACCGCTAAACTTTGTTCTAAGTTCTTTGATAACATCAATTAAAGGTAATGCTTCGCCATTTGCATCGGTCATACTTATTTTATATTTTTTCATGACCTCTGCCATTGCATCGGTAGGTGACGCAAGGTTTGACAGAGCAGTTTTTAAGCTTGTACCTGCCATACTGCCCTTAACACTCGCATTAGCCATAAGTCCGAGTGCAACGGACACATCCTCAACACTATAGTGCATCGCACCCGCAAGAGGGGCTACATATTTAAAACTTTCGCCGAGCATTGAAACATTGGTGTTTGCAGAACTTGAGGTTTTTGCAAGTACATCGGCAAAGTGCGTACTATCAGAAGCTTTAAGTCCAAATGCTGTAATTGCATCGGTGACGATATCAGAGGTTGTTGCAAGATCAAGACCGTCTGCGGCGGCAAGTGACATTATACCGTCTATACCGTTAAGCATTGATTTAGTATCCCAACCAGCCATTGCCATATATTGTAAAGCCTCGGCTGATTCGGAAGCAGAAAACTTTGTTTTTGCTCCCATTTCTTTGGCTTTGTCGGTAAGGCTCTGCAAGTCTTTACCGCTTGCACCGCTGATAGCCGATACTTTCGACATTGCCGCCTCAAAAGATGAGCCTACTGTTGCCGCTGCTGTTGCTCCTGCTCCAAGAGTTGTAGCTATACCGGCAAGCGTTGTTGTTATTGCAGACACACCTGTTTTGGCAAGTCCTTTTAATTTATCAATACCCGTTTTAAAACCACCGGTATCAATTTTGGTGTCAATTTTAATAGAGCCATCGTATGCCAATATCTCACATCCTTTACTGTGAGGTCATCGGCATCCAATGGCTCTACTTGACCTGATTATTTTTATCGTTTAATACGATTTCAAATAGCTTTTTACAGTTACGCCCTTTACAGTATGTAAAAATGCCCTTACACCTTGACGATTTGTCAAAGTAATATAAGGGCATTTCGTAACCGCAAAAAGGGCATTTAATTTTTTGTTTGTTTTTCAATTTATCACCTACGATAAATCATATTGATTTTTACTTGTTAATTTTGTTTTAACACTTAAATCTAATTCATTTTTCGGTACTTTAGAAGTGAATTCAAACTCAGCGTAACCGCTGGTTTCGCCTTCAAATTTATATACATATGTATTTATATAATAATCATCAGTTTCGTCTTTTGATTCTGATATCTTAGTACCTTTTCCGCCAACAATTTCTTCAACTTTAAATATGGTCATTCCCATATTTATTTGGTCAAACTCATCTTTGCTGATTCCTGACGGGTCGTTTTTAGCTCCACAGGCTGTGCAAGTCAATGCTAATAATGCAATAGTTATAAAGGATAAAATCTTTTTCATAGCTGTACCACCTCAATAAATTTTATATACACATTATACAAAATCTATATAAGTTCGTCAACTGATTTTCCTGATAACAAAGCCTCTTCAATCACATTATACTTTTCCTGCACCGACTGCGGCAGAGGCAGGGCATAGAGTTTTTTCATTCGCTGATAAAAATTGCGGTCTGCCGTTGACATTTTAGAGGTAATCGGCATACTGCGATAACCTAAAATTTTTGTAAACATACAATCGGCACGCAATGACATAAACAATGCACGAAACTTCCACCAATGCAAATTTGCATCGTTGAGGTCAATGCCGTACTGCTCTAAAAATGCCGCATAGATATAGCCATCATCAAAATCGTAATCAAATACAGCTTTATCATTGCCACCGCCTGAATGCTTTTCGGGTGGTTTTCCACAGCGATAAAAGTTTAAAATAGCCTCGACTGTTTCTTCGTTCATCGGGCAAGGTGTTCTGAATACAAGCTTCTGAATTTCTGCGAGTACTTCGGCTGAAATTGTATCGTCAATCTGCTCGGTGAGGATAAGCTCAAACTTAATCCATACCCTAAAATCAGTATTTATTTTATATTCCACACCCGACACGGTTATTGTATCGGGTGTTTTGTCACAAAGCAGATTCATTACTTTGTCGCCGGTTTAAGTGTCTTTTTGTAATGATTGTACTGCTTATGCCTTTTGCCCCTGTGGTTGTTGTTCATTGCAATTGCTCTGCTTTTATACCTACTACCGAGCTTTGAGCTGAGAGCATTAACAGCCTTGATGACATCCTCGTAGGCATTGATACAGGTTGTAAGGTTTACGGTTTCGCCGAAAACCTTTTTAGCTGTCCCGTCACCAAAAACCTCATCAAAAAAGTTAAAAACAGCCGTACACTGAGCACGGATAAGCTCTGACTGGCGTTTGCCCTCGGGCTGTAAATCATTCATTGCCTTTGCCACATTATCGTGAGCGTGTTCGTAACGCTCCATAACGAGTGCATCGGCAACATCAATGTCAGGTAAATTTACACCGTTAATAACCATATTTTATGCCTCCGAAGTTTTTGCTGTAAATGTCTTTGTGGCTGTGTCAAAAGTACCCTCGACAGGATCTCCTTTTGCAAGGAAATTGCCACTGCAGCCCATTTCTCCGTCATCATTTGTAAAACTTGCAACCTCAACCGCAACACGGATTTTGCGTGCATGATATGTGGTCTTGTTACTGCCGCCTTCAACAGGCTGGTCAAGGTCAACGATAGCATAATCTGTTTCGGCATCAGCTCCCACAAGCTGTTTCTCACCAATATTGATGATGTAATTGATAGCATCCTGCTCTCTGATCTGGTCAACATCAAACGCTGTTGTCCAATCGTAACCGCTGATTGATTTTGTTGCAGATTTGTCGCAGACATACTTACGGCTCTTAGTCTGAGCCGCAGGTGACTCATCAAGAGTTTTTGCACCTACACCGAGGAGAGAAAAATTCGGCGACTTGTTTGTGCCGCCGCAGTCAAGATAATTCGCCTGCATACGCCTCTGTCTGATTACTTCACTCATTATTTTTTACCTCCAATTGTTTTTGTATATTTAAGTTGGCACTGTATTTGATACCGTGCTGTTTTTGTGTCATTGTCGATTGCATACCCCGATGACAGCACCTTAACAGATAAGGGGGTTAAACCCTCGGGCAATTTCGGCAGTCTGCCGTTCAAGTCCTGCTCGGCAATCCATTCCTGCAGCCTTTCGTAAAATTCAAGATTTGCCATATTGATTGATTCATCAGGACTGTAGTTTTCTCTACTTGCAAAGATAAAGAGGTACTGACATTTAGCCGAGCCGTCAACATACTGCTCTAAAACAGTTTTGCACGGCACAACCTCAATGCTGTACTGTTCGGGATCTTCGCCGAGATAGTCAACATTAAGGTCATTATCAACCTCTAATACATCGCAATCGGCAAACCACCTAAACAATGATTTAATTATTGATTCGTCCATTATTTGCCTCCGCTTTTTTCTTTGACGGTTTTTAAAATATCATCCAAATGGTCGGCTTTCATTCGCTCAAACCAAAACTTGCCTCTCAAGCCACCGCTTGCTGTACCTTGTTTACCTCTGCCTGCATTAAGGTAGTAATTGCTATGTGCATATACAATATCGTACATTACCTCACCACTACCTATCTTTGTGCCACGAATACCGCTCTTGATAAGATTGCCGGTTTTAAAAGGTACATATGGAGTAGAACGGCGAAGGACTTCGCTGTCCACAATTTTCTGCACCCTGCCTGTTGGCTCAAGTCCACGGTCTTTAAGCATAGTATCAGTAGTATTAAAAAGCAGTTTAATAATCATTTAACCACCAATTTAATATGCTTTGAAAAAGCACTTGCCGACAGATTTTCAGTGACCTGCGTAATCTGCATACCGCCTGCATCAAGTATATCTTTAACCGTGATAACATCAAGGTCAAGATAGCCCTTAACGATATAGTCACCTTTTTTGAGGGTATAGCAATTGTCACTCTCATCAAGCTGTAAGGACTTATATGTTGACGGGTCAACATAGTGAGTAGTCTGCAAAACGCTGTCGGGGATACGGATAACATACTCATCAGATGCAGACACATTTTTGTCAGCAACAATAATTTGATCCCTACCGTGGTAATTAACTCCGTCCAAAACAGTTGCAAACCAAAAGGTTTCACGACCCTGCTTTTTAGAGCAAAACACGGTAATGCGTGTGTTGTTTGTGAGCATTATCTCACCCCCTGATATAAAAGACCTGTACCGCTTAACTCCTGCTTAATAGCCTTGTACATTGCTCTTTTTTCACGCTCTGCAAGCTCATCGGCGTTGTAGTCTTTGTATGTAACGCTGTAACCGTCCGTTGATTCGGACTTGATGCCTTGAGGGATATTTGCCACACCTTCACGGATTTCGGCAACCGCCTCAGCGGCGGCACAAACAGCGTTTTTCACAGGCTCGGTCACTTCGGAAATTTTTCCCATAACGACATAATTAAGAAAGCGTTCCGCCTTGCGTGCATAGCGGTTAAATTCTTCGGCGGTTAAAGCACCGCCGAAAGAATCCTTGTAATAAGCATAATCCGCATACATTTTTAAGATACCTTAATGTTACGGAAAACACCGCACTTTGTTGTGTTTTTGAGAGCAACAGCGGCAATCATTTCAACCTCAGCCTTTTTAACCGCACCGGGGGCAGTAAGGTCAGGCATATATGTTTTGATGATTGACGAACCGCTGAGGGAAACACCGTGAAAAGCGTCAAGACCAAGCTGTACGGCATAAAGGTCGGTAAGACCTGTCACCTTTGAGCTTGATGCACCTGTTTCGTAAATCGGCACACAAGGTGCTGTTTTAGATCCGTCAAAGTAGTTGCCCATATCGTAAAAAATAATATTGTCATAACCCTGAGCAGTTTTACCGAAAGCATCCTCGGCTCTTGTGAGATAGCCTGCACGCTGAGCTACGCTCTTGAGTTTGGCAATCAGCTTGCTGTTGCCGAGAAGAAATGTAGGCTTGCCGTCAATGCCGCCGATAAACTCATTAAGCATGTCAATCATTGTCTGATAATTGCTTGTAAGATTTGCAGTTGTCGAAAGATCAACTACCGTCTTATCAGATCCTGCATTGTACTCAGTGCCTGTGCCCTTGAGGAGAGTTGTAAGACCGTCAAAATCAACCGCCTTGTCAGTTTTTGAACCGTTGATACAGCAGTTCTGAAAATGGTTCTTCGTGGCAATTGTCATCTGTTCAAGCTGGAACGCAATCTCGTTTGTGGTTGCCTCCTGCACAACACGGTCAACTTCGCTTGCTCCGCCGAAGATTTTAAGGTCAACGCTCTTTTTGATTCTCTTGGCTTCATTCGCTGTGTACTCGCTGTTAATTGCTCTGCCTGCCGCTGTTGACGGTGTCTGCAACTGTAAATAACCGTATGTCATGGTTGAGCCACCGACACCCGGTGAAACGCAATCATCAAAAGTAAGCTCATCCATAAACTGTGAGCCACGGCGGAGAGTATCAATAACCTCCTGTGTCACCTTGTCGGCTCTGCCGACGCTTGCTTCTGCTAATGTAATAGGCATTTTGTGTCCTCCTTATTTCTTATTATAATAATCTTCAACGGCAGACTTGAGGTTTGAGCCGGACTTTGCTTTCGCACCGCCCGTGGGTCCGCCGAGGTCAAGTTTCTTTTTGGGTTCTTCCTCTGATTTAAAGAGAAAAGGCTTTGACTGTTTGAGTTCCGCAAGCTGTTCATCAAGTCCTGTGATACTGCCGTCCTCAGCCTGAGATACCTTTGACATATCAATGTTAGCCTTTACCGACACAATGTCAGCCGCACCTGCGTTATTGATGGCAGATTCAACCGCCTGCTCAAACTTGTAGTCATTGAGCTTCTTGTCGCCGTCAAGCTGTGCCTGCTTAACCTTATCCTGCCAGTCGGGGTCATAACCCTCAAGATTAGCGTTTGCAGTTTCGAGCTTTTTTGACACATCATCATACTTGTCCTTTTCGACATACTGACCGCCTGCAAGGTTGCCGAGCTTAACATCTGCCGCATTGTTTACCTTTTCGGCAAACTGTTCAAATGTCAAAGCTTCGCCGCCAAACAAGGCTTTTAAAATTTCCATTAAGTCCATTTCTTTGCTCCTTTCAAATTATTAGCAATTGTGTGTACTCAAAAATTTGAGCAATATTAAAAGCCCCCGAAATTCGGGAGCTTATAACCATAATCTGTAATTTTCGGGGTAAAAGTAAAAGGGATGTTTCAAACACCCCTTTAATACCCTTTTAAATTCGTTTAATTTCGTTTTTGTTCAATCAACTATGTAACTTTACCTTTCGACAATTAAAGCCAATACAATTGAAAATAAGCATAAATAATTATCTACCTTTTGCTACAGGCAAATCATCATAATTACTCTCAGCTCTTTCTGTTTCTATTGTATAATGCTTGCAAAATTGCTTTTCGGCTAAAAACTCTTTTGGAATTCCTTTTAAATAATATTTACATATAGTACCAAATTTGTTTTTTCTGTTAGCACAACTACTACACCTTGGTAAATTTGCCATTTTAATATCTCCTTAAATAAGTGTCTATATATTCATAATATACATCCAAATATTTCTTGCTTATACTTTTTCCTTTATTTATAGCAACATACACCTCATTAAGAAACTCATCAGGATATTTATCAACCAATTTACAAAAACCTTTTACACGAGTATCTTCATTTAAAAATTGATATAACTGTTCAGTCTTCTCAAACGAATTATAGTAGTTAATGCGAGCATGCATTATTTCGTGATTTACTAAATCTTCGATGTTCTCACTTTGCCACCAACCTGAATCGTAATAATTCAAACAAGCAGCATTAAACTCATCTAATGTTACATTTAAAAAATAATCTCTATTTAAATACAACTGAGTTTTAGGGTGTACACCTGTTTCATAGTTAGTAATGAATACAGATTTATTCCCAATAGGAAATTTAGCAATTTTAATTTCATCAAATATGAAATCGTCATTTTCGGATAATCTTTTTTCGATTGCACCGTTAATTGCTTTAAGAATATCTGCAGATAACTCGCTGTCATTATATTTTTCAAAATTAGTTTCTGATTTTAATAAATAATTACAATTATCAGGAATTTTCACCGATTTACTTATAGTTTTAATTATACTCTTTTCAGCGGAATTTGCAACAGCTTTCTTATTTTTCCACACCGCTTTTTGAGCAGTGCTTTTGCCAAAACCATAAGCCTGTTGACGAGAACGGTCGGGAAGTAATCCTGTTTTTTTACAAAAGCTATTCAGTTCTGACTCCTGCCGTTTCAACTTGCTTGAATAGTGGCTGAAATTTTTTTCTAACTTTTGTAACAGCTCTTCATCAGAGAGGTTATTCAAAGCCTCATCACAAGCGGCAAGTGTTCTTTTGGTTGCCCTGATTTTGCGTTCAAAAGCTCTTTGCTGTTGTTCTGCCTCGTATAGCGTGTGCATTGAGCCGTCAGGGTATTCAATATTTTTAGCGTTCAGTTCTTCAAGGTCTTTATCCGAATACATTCGGGACGAACCCTCAAAGTACGGATACCAATCGTGTCGGCAGTTCCAGCCTTTGAATCCGTCACCTGTGCCGTAACCAATATCAGATAAGGACAAGTAACCTCTTTGACCGCTCAGGCTTACAATCTGTCCCTGCCAAGCCGAGTGGCTCGGTCGAGCTCCTGCATGGGCGGTAATTTCCATAAGGTCACAGCCAAGCTCTTGGGCATTTGATAGGCATATCTGACCTGTGGTTTGACCTATGCCGGTCATAACATTACGCCGTACAGCAACATCAAGTCGGTCACGATGACCGGAGGGATAGATTACATACGCTCCGTCTTGAGCTACCTGTTTAATTGCATCGGCAATTGCCTGTTGCGGAGTAAACGCACCGCTTGACGCTTTTAATTCAGCAAGACTGCAAGCATTGATAAAGCTCGTTTGCGATGACACAGCTGTGGTCAGAGTAAGATTGCTAAGATTGCCCTGCGTTTTCTTAAAACCTGCCTCAAGTAATTGCATTTGTACATCAGACACCTTGAGTGACTTTGGATTCATACCGTTCTGACGGTAAATTTCGTTATCATACTCCGTAGCGGTCACACCTGCATCTTCAAAAAGTTTTTTTAGTTCTGATTCTGTTTTGTCACTATACTTAGCGACACTTGACAGCACTTCAGAGTGAAGAATGCCGAGCTCCTGCATATGCTGTGCCTGCCATATGCCCGTGTCGGTCATTGTACCCGTTTTGGCAATTCTTCGGGCAATGTCACGGACGATTTGTTCTTCAAGTTGCGAGTAAAGATTGATGATATTATCGGCACAATGGGCAAGCTGTTCGGGGGTGAGCATTAAGTGCCACCGCCTTCATCAAAAAAACTTTGTACACCGCTTTCGGGTAACATTTCTGCCGCCTGTTTATCATCAACTCCATACCGCCATTTGAGGTAGTCGGTCTTTTTGCGGATACCGCTGTTGACCTCATTGAGCTGTATAGCCTGCTCTTTGTCCTTATCTTCAAGCACGCCGTCGCCCCAATTAAAGCTAACTTCGTACTCTCCGCTTGGAGCAAGATTACAGGCATCAGCCATAGCATTGCACGCATATATGTAGTCCTCAAGTACAGCCTCAAGCGAGTGCTGCATATCAGACACAGCTGTATAGCTACGCTGTTTTGATGCTTTGATTTCTTCCGCTGTCTTATCTACATTTTGTGGGTTTGACAATGTGCCGTAAGCAAGGGAGCAGTTAAACTCAATCTGTCTTTTTATTTCGTTTAGTCCATTTGAGTAGTTATCATCACGCAAAGTCGGGTTAAAAACTTCATAAAAAGACTTATCTTTGTTATCGTCTGCATCAATGTTAAATTTGCGAAACAATCTATCACGGGTTGACGGTGTTCCGAGCGTATCTTCGCCCGGTCGCTGTCGAAGAACTTCTTCGCCGGCATCAACTGCAAGCTCGCCGCCTTCAAACTCCCACAAATATCTGTCCCACTGCAAGTCAGCCTCATTAAGCAGCTTAATTGCTCGGCTGTAAACAGACACACCTAAGGGACTGCCACTTTCGATGTTATTAGCAAAAGGTACAGACCAAAAAGCAAATAAAGGACGGTCAACATCATTGATAACTATGTATGGGTCAATTCTCGACCACATATCGCTGTCAAGACTTTCAGGATTTATTTCCGCCCCGATGTTGTCGGGACTGGATGAAACAAAAAAGTGACTTTCGATTGTGTGTGATTTGTTTTCGTAGCTGTAAGTCTGCTTTTCAACTCTTGTGTAATAGTTCTTGCCTTTGACCTCTTGATTAAAAAACACGGCAGCGGTTATTATGCCGTTGCTGTAATTAAGAGGGATAAACTTGTCCTGCGTGATGCAATCGGGGAGGATTACACCATTACGAACATACGGTTTAAACATTATGCCGCCGACCGCACAACCTGCCTCAAGCCTTACTCTGAGCTGTTCAAGCAATCTTTCATACTGTTCTTGTAAATAATCCGCACGCTCTGAACCCGTTATTTCGCTCTCAAATTCAATCATAATTAACCGTGCAAATTCGGACGCTATCGTTGCACCGAGGTTAAGTGTCTTGTTGTGGCAATCTTTGCTCCAAGACGGCTCATCGGCATATATTTCAAGCCATACTTCCATAGCCTCTTCCATATTATCAAATTGATAATTACTCGTAGCGTTTTCGGGGTCAAGTTTGTTTACAATACTCCTTAACCAACTTAAAAACACATATTTAGCACGCCTTTTCAACTGCTCACCTCCTTGTATTTAAATTCACGCTTTAGGACTGTATAAGCAAAATAGCGTATATCGTCCATTGCGTGGTCATTTTCCTTAACTACTTTGTCAACCTCAGCTTTATCGTCCCAGCGGTACATTCCGAACTCCTCTTGTGATGCCTTGCACTTAACGCCGATTTTAATTCTGCCGTCGGTCAGCATTTGGCTTGTAGTTCGGATACCGTTTATGACATCATTTTTCGCTGACTTAACAAAAAACTTGCCGTGTCTTTTGATCGTAGCTTTAAAACTGGCGGCGGACGGGTCAATTATCACACGCTCTATATAGCGGTCACCTGCAAGTTTTTCGAGTTCCGCATAATGCTCTTCGTCAGTTCGCTGATAACCCTCTTTTCGGCTGTTGTAGTAGTATTCATCAACACGGATTGCCTCGTTGTCAGTTACGCACCACAGTCCCATAGAGCAAGGGTTAATAGTACCGTAGTCCATTGATATGTACCACCGTCCGACAAGCTCATCAGGGTTGCCGTCCCACAACTTTTCCTTGATGTGGTCGTTGTAATCCTGATAAACAAGACCTTCTGCAATAACCCACTCACCAAGAATAAAGCGGCGGTAAAAAGTGCCTTGATAAAGGCTGTAATACCGCTGTTTCACCTTATCGGATAATGATAGGTTATCGTCCATTAAAAACTTGAGCCTTAAAGCGTGCTTTTCAGAAGCCTTTAAAACCCACTCACGATAAAACCAATGGTTAGGGTTATCGGGGTTGCAATTGAACCAAAACCTTGCACCCTCAACCGAGCAACGGGCAAGAGCCTGCTCAACAAATGACCTTGGCATCAGAGCAACCTCATCGAAGAGGACACCTGCAAGCGTAACACCCTGAATCAAGTCCTGTGAGCTTTCATCTTTACCGCCAAAAATGTAAAATGTATTAGATTTGCCGTCTTTGCTGATTATCAGCAAGTTTTCCGACCGTTTATCCTTTATGTCATAGCGATGTTTGAGCATATTGATAAGAGGCTTAATAACATTTCGTCTGCAAGAGCCTACGGTTTTACCGCAAATAGCAAAGTTACAGTCAGCGAATGTTGCCATTGCCCAAAAGATAAAAGATATACTCATGCTTACGGTTTTTCCCGAACGAACTGATCCGTCTGCAATTATCGCATCATATTTATCCTTTATCCCGTCAACTTTCCACCAGCTAAGTACTTTTAGCTGTTTTCTCGAAAAAGGCTTAAACTTCATCCTTAAAAGCCTCCTCGCCTGCCCCTTCAAGTGCCTCAATCAATCCGTCATCAATGGTTGTTACTGTTTCCGGTTTAAAATAGTCGGCATACAGTTTGATAGCCTGTGTGTCGCCGTTTCGACATTTATTTATAAGTGCCTGCCGAATTGCCGTCAGTTCGTCGTTTTCATATTTCGTAATAAGAGCATTTAATTTTTTTCTGAACTCTCTTGACTTAACAACTCCATAGGACAGAGCAAGTGACTTTAAATCTTCAACAATATTAAATTCCTGCTTCGTGTTTGTTTCTTTGAGCAGTTGTTCAAGTTTTGACAGCTTATTCATTTTGCACCTTCTTTCTTTTTTGCATAAAAATAAACACCCGTTAAAAGGTGTTTAAAAGCATTTTAATGTATATAAAAAACAGCGGTTTGTGGTGTTAATTTTAATGTCAGCCATATGAACTAATTACCGGAGGGATTATCCATGAACGAACAAACCGCTGTTTTTAACTTGGGTATAGCTTCGCCATCCGCTAACCTGAGGTTATCGGTGACTTCGCCGTATGTCAGCCGTTGCATCGGGTGGAGACGAATCAATCCGCCGTCTGTTCGGGCATTTGTTCGGTAAACGATACTGTAAGCTCAGTCGGCTCACTTGCAAGGGTAATTTTGACCGTTGCTTTCTTGTATCGTTTCTGTACTTTCACAATTTTATCTTTATTCTCAGCCAAAAATCCGCTGACTGTTTCGTAACCGTCATCAGTGAATTTAAGCACCGAGGGAGTTTTCAAAAGTTCGCTCAAAGTCAAAATAAACTCTGATTCTGTGTCCGTAAGAGGGATAGGGCTTGTTCCACCTCCGAGCAATCTAATAATGTTCGGAATGCCCTTAAACACATAATATTTTGACCACTCGTAATCCATACGAACGAAAACATAGCCGTCAAAAAGTATATGCGGTTGGGTTATCCACTTGCCTTTTGAGCGTATCAGTTTGTTTTCAATCGGCACAATGGCATCATAACCACGATGTCGGAGCTGTTCCGCAACAGCATGTTCTTGTCCTGTGTTTACATACAAAACATACCACTTGATGTTCATCATCCTTGCTCCTTTGCTTTGAGCTTGTTGATTTCATCCATAAGCTCGTTGTAGAGCCGTGGGTTACTTTTCTTGATAGTGTCATAAAGCAGGCTCTGATTTTCCTCGAGGGCAAGACGCTTGTCTGACTTGACATCCGTGTCGGTCTTACGCTTGTATGTTACTGCTCTCGCAAGGGCAGTAGCCTGTCTTAAAAGGTCTTCGGCAGACACTTTATCGAATTGTCCTTCGTCAAGTTTTGATATGGCATCAAAAACCTTTTGTGATGCCATTCTCAAAATAGCCTCTGCAGGGTCAATTTCAGGATAACGCTCGGTTTCGGTGAGTATCATTCTGAAATTTTCCTGTGCGATTCGTAACTGCTGAGCGTTCGCCAAAAACCTTGATGCGTAACGGCTAACTGCTGCCTGTGACAGCTGTTCGCCGTTATCAGCAAGGTATGACACAATTTCACGATAGGTCTGTCCGCTGACAAGCATCTGATCTACGGTGTCCTTGAGGTCAGGAGGCAATTTGTCGATTTTTCCGCAAGCTCTGCGGTTGTTTCTGCCCATAGCTAAACCTCAATCGAGTTATCGGTAACAGAACCTTCGAGGAGCTTAATGCCCTTTGATGAGAGTTTTGCCTCAAGTTCTTCATACGGAACATCTGCGATGTCGGCAGGTTCTTTTGTTTTGATATGACGGAGCAAAATGTATTCCGACAAAAAGAGGTAATTAACCGATGACAAAAAGTCATGCTCCGAAACATTCCCGATTGCGTACTTAACATCGGACAGTTTTTCATAATTCACATGAAGTATGTTAATAGTTCTCAAAATCTGTCCGTTGTTCTGAACAAAGTTTCTTGCCTTGATTTTCTGCATATATGCCTCAGCATCGTTAGTCATTATTATTACCTCCTCTTAAAAGCTCCAAAATGAGCTTGTTTTGTGTCTTTATTTCGTCCTTAACTTCGTTGATAGAGTTGTAGTAATCTTTTTTGGTCAAACAGTTTTCCTTTATTTGCTCAACATCAGTTTGCAACTTACCGATAGATTTGTTGACATCGGTTTTAATATCTTTTAATTCATCTTTCGTAACATATGACAGCTGAATTTCTTTGATTTCCTTGTCGTGTCTATCCGCTTCGTTAATTGTCCTTTTAAGAAAAAAACTGATAATAGCAATAGCTCCCGAAATGATAAGACCGAAGAGCCACCAAGTGTCTGACGCAAAGTTCATAAAAACTACTCCAAAAAAATAAGGTATCATTAAGTCTGTAACTTAATAATACCTTATAAAACCGTACTCCCGTAGAGGAAGAATATCCTATTTTTTCTTCATTGTTATATATCATCAAAAATACTTAACTGACCGTCAAGATTACCGTTTGAGCATATGATTCTCACATACCTTTCAGACAAATCATACTCTCTTGCGAGCTGACTGCTGTTGTATCCATTGTACTTCGCCTTGATTTCAGCATTGCGTTCAAGTTTTTGTAACTCGCTGTATTTTTGGATATATATTGTATCTCCACCAAATGTTTGACAGAGTTTAATATAGCTTTCAATTCCTATTATCTCCGCTATATCCCTTTGAGTGCCTACCAAATCATCAAGATTTATTTTCACCAGCCTTCCTCCTTTGAGCACTGTCAATGTACTTTTTAAGTTTTTCAATCAAGGTTATGCCCTGATTATATGTCAGCCACCTAAAAGGCTGCTTTGATGTACAGTCAATTTTTAACTCTTTCTTTATAATACCGCAGAGTCTGTCGCCGAGTTTAGCTGTGGTAGGCTCGGTATCGTATTTTTCAAGCTGGTACATCAACTGCCACACTTTGCGTTTCTGACCGTCTGACATTTTTCCTCTGCCGCTGTCCTCGTATCTTTTCTTCTTATACGGTTTCGGCGGCTCTGTGAGGCTCTGCAATTTCAGCCTTTCGGCAAGTTCTGCGACAACTGTTCGGTATTCGTTTTCATCAAGAGTGCGTATGCTCTCCTTTTGAGTAAGACGATAAACAATCGTGTGCAGCATATCGTTTTTGTTGCCCGATTCCAACACACCGAGCCGTGCCGCCATTGCGTATATTCTTTGTGTCTGCTGTGGCTTTAACAAATCAATCACCTCAGCTTAAAGATATCTTTGTGCTGTCCTCAACAACAAAACTGCTCTGTATCTTCATTAGGATATCGTCAATATGACTTTCGTCCATACAGTTGACGGTCAGCAGGTTTTTGAAGTCCTGCCATACAGCCGCCTCTGAAATGAGGTAGGCATACTCTTTTGCATCGTCCTCCGAAAGGTTTGTGAACTTTAAAATGTTGTTTACATCCTTATCGTAGTTAATGCCCTTGCATTTTTTGACAAGCTGTTTGCGTTCGTCATCAGACACGCCGTTCATCTGTTCAATAACTTCTTTGACGGTGCATCTTACAAAATTGCCCTTCCACAAACCGATGAGCATTCTTTTTGCCGGAGCAGAGAGGGAATATTCTGTCTTTTCCGTAACCGCATCTTTGTATGCTTTGCCAAAAATTGAGAGCAAAAATGAGTTGTATGTAATTTTGAGAGATTCCGAAGTTACCGCTGTAAGCTCTGATTCTGTGCCTGCGTAATGGACACTTTTATATTTGGTGTTTTCAAGGTCTTCCGAGCACTGCATAATAATCTCTGCTTCGAGCTTGTCCTTGCGTGCTTTGAGTTTGCTCATATCTGCTTTAATGCCTGCAAGCTCATCAATCTGCTTTTTTAAATCAGTCATTTGTTTTATCCACCTTTGCAAGTAATTTTTCGGCACATTTGCGGCAGATGATAACATTATCTGCAATGATTACATTTTCAACTGTACCGCAAAAGCGACAACAGGGAGCAGACGGTTTAATTGTAACAGTGCCGTCTGTACTTGTTTCAATGTCAACAGCATTGCCCGGAAACAATCCTGCTTCGCCTCTTATCTGCTTTGGCAGAGTAATAGAGCCGTTTTTACAGATTTTCTTTGATGTTTTCATATAAATTGACCTCCTGTTCAATATGTATTGTTGTCCTCACTCTGCATTCATACGGACTTGTGACCGTTCCCGTTGGCGGAAGTTGCATTAAGGTGAGCGGATTATCTCCGCTCATTAACCTCTTTTATTGCACATATAAAGCCTTCTAAAGTTCTATCTGCAAAAGTTTTGCCCATATTTTTTTCGAGCTTTTTTATAACTTCAATTGTTAATGACCCTATTTTTCCAAGAATATCGATAGCATTTCCTGTTACAACAGAGTCGGTTGTTTTGTCAGAATTTTCAACCGAAATTATTACTACCTTTTTTTCACAAACAGCGGTTTTGGCTTTTTTAGCAAACGAATCTATTATCGCACCACTCAATTCATTTCCAAATTCAACTGTGTAATCTTCCATTTTTATCCCTCCGAAATTTAATAAAGTTCAATGCTTTTGTTATTAGCAATAAAATGTTTTTTCATTTTCTCAAAGTTTGTCCAATATGGTAAATACACATCATAGCCAAACTTCTCTTTGAGTTCCTGCTTAGCTTTCTTGCTACGAGCTCCGTAAAGTTTGCAATCTTTTTCGGTAACTACCGACTGTCTCTTACAGCAACAAAATCTCCTGCGTTCTTCGCAGTCCTCCATAAGCCACTTGCCACGAAATTCATCGTTGATATAAACTGCAATAACATTTTGAAATCGTGATTTTTGAGTGAGGTTCAGAGATACTTTATATCCGTCAATTTTGAGATGTACATACGGACTCCATACAGATGTAAGGGCTTCGTCAACCTTTTTCCACTCTTCTGCGGTCATTGTTACCCCTCCTTTTACTCTTTTTTACCTTTCGGCTTTCGCCACGGATCATCCAACCGACCCATACAAGCAGGAGCACCATAGGCACAAAGCAAATTTCTCCGCCTGCTGTAAAGCTCCTTGTACCCATTTGACCGAATGCGGCGGTCATTACTACTCCCGTGCTGAACCCTGCGGCGAGCAGTAACACGATTTTTCTTAACGACATTTAAAATCCCTCCGAATATTATTTAAAACACCTTGATACGCATAGCTTTTGCCATTGCGATTAAGCCTTCATAGGTGATGTTTCCGTTGTCAACGGCATTTCCAAAAACATTGCTTGCTCCTCTGATGCCCTGTTCAGACCTTGCAATGCCAAGTAAAAAACTTACTGCTCGTTCATCGGACTTAACGGCAGGAAACAACAGCTCAATGTCGCTGTTTTTAATTGCTGATGTATGCCTTACTTCGGTAAGTTTTGTACGGTTACGAATCTGAGCGAACGCTTCTTTGCTTTTGCCGGTATTTGTAACGGTTTCAATGTTTCCGACAAGGCAAATACCAAGCTGTGGGTTGCTATCAAAAAAAGCTCTGATAGCCTCAATGGTTTTAATCGGCAGATGCTGTGCCTCATCAATGATGAGTACCTTGCGTTCACCTTCAAAGCTATCTGCAAGTCTTAACCACATTTCATCTTTGCGACCTGTTGCGGTGATTTTCTGTGTTCTGCAAAGCAGTTTTAAAAAGGCACTCAAAGTTACCAAGCAAGGATTTACAGACACATAAATCGCAGTAGCCGGATAATCTTCTGCATACTTTTTACAAGCCATTGTTTTTCCTATGCCTGCATCGCCACACTCAATTGCAAGACCGCCCTTAAGATGACACAAGCGGATTGTATCATAAACCTCTGAGCTTATGCTTGTAGGCTTGTAGCTGTTAAGCACCTGAGCTGATTTGAGATTTTCTGCAGCGGCTTTTGTTTCAAAAGTCTCTGTTAAAAACTTTTCAAAATCACTTAAATTACCGTTATAACGGTTGTTCAAGTAGGTTGACAAAGTCGCTGCTGACTTTCCGAGAGCTTTTGCGGCTTTGGTTTGTGAGCCGCACTCTTCGATAAAGTTCCTTAATTTCTCCTGTAATTCAGGATTGGCTGACATTACCGACATTTATTATTCCTCCTTTTGTCGCTGTTCAAGATTTCTTATCATTTTTGCCTTATCTATCGTTACGATATTCGACTGACCAACTGCCATAGGCAACTGCTCTGCCGTTTCATCGGCACGGTGTACTGATATAACCTTCGGATTGATTTCCTCGGCATTTGCTTTGTTTTCCTCAGCGGTTGCAAGCACAAGATTGAGTGCTGTTTCTTTGCCAAATGCTGTAATCTGACTTGCCTTGAGTTCCTGTTTAGTGAGTTTTTCAAGGCTCTTAACCTTACGGAGTGCCTGAGCAACTGCATCTTTAGATGCTCCGTAGGCAAGGACTGCTTCATTGTCTGTTGGAGCGGTCATTATGTAGTTATCATCAAGGTCATAAATTCTGACTTCCGAAATATCTTCCGGGTCATATCGACAGTAAACAGATTCTCCAAAATGATTTAAAATAAGGTCATCATTGTAGTAATCAATTTTCTCGCCTGCAACAGTAAGATGTACTCCACGCCTGCCGACTTTCTGACTTCTTGTGCTTCTCATTAACATCAAGTTGAGGTCAAGTTCTGCGGCGACTCGTTTTTCTTTAAGTTGTTCTCTGTAAACCTGCATTCGGCTTTTACCGCTGTCTGAGCTTACCGCTCCGCTATATGGTTTTTCATTCATATAGTAGGTTAAAATGTCCTCAACTGCCTGAGTGAATTCATAATCCGTGGGTATGTTGTCGGTGTCCCTGATTACCTTTTTAAGTCTTTCCGGTCGTTCGACTACATTACCGCCTGTATAAGTCGGAAACAGTCTTGAAAGTCGGTCTTTAACATCTCGAAATCGTCTTTCAATAATCTTTGCCTTCGCATTTCGTACGATAGCATTTGTCATTTTAATGCCCAGCCGTTCAAAAACAGGCGGCGGTGCAAACTTGTCCTTTTGACTCTTTTTCAATCTATGACCAAGTCCGCCGACATCGAATGTCAGAAACTCTCGACCGTTATCTACATATATGTTTTCGGGTATGCCGTACTTAACTATGCCCTTTCGTAGAGCTATCAATGTAGCCTGCGATGACGGTGCATCGGTCACATAACAGCCTGTAAAAATACCCGAACGAGCATCAAAAAACGCTGTAAGATAAAGCCTGTGGATACTTGGCTTAACAGTGATAAGGAACTAATTTACTTATCAACTGTTAGCTGACGGTTTCCGGGGTGCATACGGACAAATCCCGTCTGATTTCTAACAGGAAGTCAGACGGGATTTTCGCTTTATATTACGAATTATGGAGGACATACCATGAAAACCTTAATATCTTGTGCCTACAATATGGATAATTGCTGTGTGGAAGTGAAATTCAGCGACGGCAGTATGATTGCGATTGACACTATCGTCGTTGAGAACGAGATTGCTGACAATATGTATCAGCGGTCAGAGCTGGATTATTTGATCTACAACGCTCCTTTGGAGTATGCAGACCTTATCTTGAACGGCGATCCCGAAACCTATTTGAAAACTGTAACAGAATACAAGCCTTGGGATAGCTGACAACACGCTGCCCGCAGGAGAAAATCCTGCGGGCGTTTTTCTGTTTATATTATTTCCCTCCGTTGGATCTCAATTTAGGAAAGAAGATGACAATCTTGAAGCTCTTTCCCCACTGGGAAGCTGCTTCCAGATGAAGATTTAGATCGTCGGCCATCTTCTTAACCAGGTAAAGTCCCATACCGGTAGCCTTCTTTCTGCTGTCAGTAGAATCCCCGGTAAAGCCCTTTTGAAAAATGTACGGCAGATTATATTTTTTTACGCCAATGCCGTTATCTTCAACAGAAAGGATATCTGCAGTCTCCGAATGTATCACGGAAATTGTAAGCATGGGACTATCGCTGCTATATTTGATGGCATTGCTAACGATTTGTCCCAACATAAACTGAAGTCCTCTACGGTCTGTATAGACTGTTTCAGATTGCAGTTTGTTGAGAATGACAAAATGCTTCTCTTCAAGAAGTGGGGCATAGTCCTCCAGAACTTCACCCAAGCAGTCATTCAAATTGACATCCTCAAATCGGTAATCCTTTGTACTGCTCTTCAACCGGGCATAGTACAGCATCTGCGTGACATCCTCCTGAAGCTGACTGCGGACATAATCCAGCTTTGCTTGCAGGGAAGGAGAGATTTCATCGTTCCGGTTATCCAAGAGCATGGTCAGCAACGATAGGGGCGTTTTCGCTTCATGTGCCCAGCCCTCCACGTATTCTTCATAGTCCCGTAGGGCATCCGCCATATTGTTACTCTCGTTTTTGTATTCCCGTAAAACCGAAGCCAAAAATCGGACAGATTCTCCTTCTTTCTGACTAATGGCACTGAGCAGCCGTTCTTCATTGCAGATGGTAGGATCACTGAGGAAATCTCGGAACAGTTCCATGTGGGTGTTCTCCCTCTTGTTTAGTACAAACAGAATCGCTGAAAACAAAAGGATGCTCGTCAGAACTACTAACCCGATCAAGGTTTGAAATACCTGAATGTCAGAAATCCAAAGAATGACAGCGCAAAAGCAATCCACGCCCAGCAGCAACAGAAGCCAGGGGTAGTACCGTTCTATCATGTGCCAAAGCTGCTTCATAGAGACACCTCCGCTTCCAAACGGTAGCCCATTCCTCGAACTGCAACGATTCGCTGCTTCATTTCAAGGGCGGACATCGTTTTTTTCAGCCGGGTTAGGTTAACCTGCAAGGCATTTTCATCTATGTATTCCGTGGTTCCCCATAGTGCCATGCAAAGCTGCTCCGTCGTGACCAGAGCATCGCCGCCGGACAAAAGAGCGACCAACAGTTTTCCCTGATTTTTTGGAAGCACCACAGAGGTATTATGAATATAAAGCGTGTAGGTCTGCTGGTCTAACAGGAAATCTGGTCCCTCTATGAGATTGGTACGGCCTTCATACCTTTTGAGAATATTGGATACCCTGGCAAGAAGTCGATCTTTTCTGCACGGCTTCGTCAAATATTCATCGGCACCCAACTGGAACGCTTGCAGTTCATCCTTTACCTGATCTCTGGAAGTCAGCACCAGGACGGGGATAGCAGTTTTATTCTTTAGCTCCTGGCAGATTTGAAAGCCACTGATCTCCGGCAAGTTCAGGTCTAAGATCACAAGGTCAGGGCGGAGGGCTGCCAAGAGCCGAGCGGCATCTTCAAACTCGGTAATTGCCTCCACAAGATAGCCGTCCTTTTGGAGCATATCGCAGAGTTCTTCCCGCATATAGACTTCATCTTCCACAACAGCAATTCTTTTCATGACAGCACCTCCTTCCAAATTATTCTTCTCTCTGCGGCTGCATCAGTGTCAGCAAATACCGATCACTGGAGCGCTTGACCACTCTCATATAAATATATTCTATCACGCAAAGTAGTAAAATCATAGCAGCAGATACAAGCAGCATTTCAGACACTGTCCCACGGGTTCGGGACGAGAGTATCCCTGTAAATAACGCCCTGACTCCAAACAGACTGCTGACAGCCGCAACCAATACAGGAAGTCCCATAAACCAGGTAATTTGCTTTCCAGCAGACTGGCAAAGGGTTTCGTAAGTAGCTCCCAGGCGGATCAGGGTCTGGTATCTGCGCCCGGTTTTCTGCTGACTCATCAGGAACTGAACACCCACGATGGTGTTGGCAACTACCAGGAAAACAATCGCAAGATAGAGGGTAATATAACTGGATGCTATGGTGTAGAAAAGCTGACGACCTATATTCTGAAGATAGCTTTCATATTCAATGCCAGTTTCGTCCAGCTTCTCGTTCAAATCCAAATATGCAGTCATAAGGCTATTTCCATCCAGAGCCTGCTCACTGAGCACCGCATTGACATAGGTATCATACATTCCCTGGCTATAATATAGGAATGCTTCATCCGGAAGAATCAATGCAAAGGACAAGGTTATAGAACGGTCCGTGACCAAATTCACAGACTGAACCTCTCCTGTAAGATGAATCGGACTACCATCCAGTTCCACCTTGGGCTGTCCGGCCAATACTTGGTTCAGCATTGCGGTACGACTTACCGTAGTAAACTCTGTATCAATATAGACAGCGGCCTCCTTTTCGCCTAATTGGAGAGCCGGTTTGCCGGACAATTCCAACAAACGATTATAGTCCGATAAACAAATCAAATATGGGTATGTGGCATAACCAAGATTGTTCAGAAGGACATCCCGGTCTTCCGACTGGGGCAGGCTCCGAAGAGAGTCCATAACAGCGTCCATGCTGTAGGCATTATCATAATCTTCTGTGGTGCGAATACGCCCAACCCTCATTTCAAAAAGCTCTGAAAATTGATTTTCCAAACCGTTTTCTTTCAGGGCTGCCTTTATATTCGGAAGAACCTGCGATGAATCTTCTGCAGTATGATCTTCAAAAGTATAGTCGATTACATGGCCAGAAGACAGGCTATTCGTTCCTGCAATTCCTACGCCCGCACCAAAACAACACAGCGCCGCCAGAATCAGCAGGGAGCTGATGGCCATGGAGGTTGACTGATGAATAACATTCTCCTGAATCTGCCGGAAGGTAAATACATGAAGCTGCTTATTTCCTTTTCCTTTCTTAACAATCAAAGCAATCAGCGCACGCATCCCATAGAAAAGCAGCATCGTACCAACTATGCCCAACAGCAAAGTCAGTCCCATCATACTTACCTTTGTCCATGCAATTCCCTGAATCGCCATGTAGTAAGCCACTGCCAACATCACACTTCCGCATATAGCAGCCAGTCCATAGATAACAGATGGCATTTGCTTTTTGGGGCGGTTCGTTGGCTGGGATAGCAAAGTACCGATCTCCTGGCGGCTGATTCGTCCACTCAAAATCAGAAGTGCCGTCAGCTTAATTGCCAGAAATCCTGCCAGCGTCCATTCAATTGCAGACCAGGATAAAGAAAACTGATGACCGATGATCCCCATGCCTACCAGCTTGGCGGTGACAAGACTGACAATTTCTGAAAGCACCACAGCCACAGGTAAGCCTATGAGCATGGCAAGAATACTGGTCAGGAAATCTTCCGCCAGAAGCATACCAAACAGTTTACTTCTACGCATCCCCAACATTAGATAAACACCAAACTCATGCCGTCTGCGCTCGAACTGATACTTGCAGGCAAAATAGATCAAAAAGAACAGAATACCGAGGGTCATCCCATAAAACGCAGGAATCAGAAGCAGGAGTTTGTCAACTGCGTCACTCTCCATTTTCTGCAAAAAGAGCATCACATCTTGAGTGGAGATGGAAAGAATCATGTAAAAGGCAACAATAGAAATCACCAGGGAGCTGAAAAACAGACCGTTTTCCTTTCGGCTGCGGTGGCTGTTCCGAAGAATGAGATTAGAGAACATTTGCGCTGCCCCCTCCCAGTTGCGCCATCACCTTCAGGATGCGCCCGTAGAACTCCTGCTGGCTTTCGTCTCCACGCCGAAGCTCATGAAAGATCACGCCGTCCTGGATGAACAGAATGCGCTTGCAAAAGCTGGCGGCATTGGAATCATGGGTTACCATCAGGATCGTAGCTTGTTCGTCACGATTCAGGCCGGACAGCTTCTCCATAAGACTTCTTGCGTTCTTAGAATCCAGCGCACCCGTCGGTTCATCGGCAAGGATCATTTGGGGATGTAAGATCAGAGCCCTTGCTGCCGCAACACGCTGACGCTGGCCGCCGGACATCTTGGACGGAAACTTATCCAGAACATCAGTGATTTCCAGATAGTCAGCCAACTGCTTCAGCCGCTGGCTGCTTTCTGCTTCGGATACCCCATGCAAGGAAGTCGGGAGCAGGATGTTTTCCCTGCCAGTCAGGTTGTCCAGCAATTCAAAGTTCTGGAATAGATAACCAACTTTTTTGCCACGGTACTCTGCAAGAGCCTTTCCCTTGAGGGATTGCAGAGTATCGCCTTCCACCTGAATGCTTCCACCTGTGGGTTGAATCACAGTCGCAATACAATTGAGCAGTGTGGATTTACCGGAACCGCTGCTTCCCATAATGCCGAGAAACTCTCCCGGCATCACCTGGAAGGTGATCCCATTCAGTGCCTTTGTTTGACTTGGCACATTGCCATAGATTTTTGTTAAATTTTCAATATTCAAAATGGGTTTCATGTGAATACCTCCTATCATTTGTAATAAAATGATAGCATGGGAACACAGCAAATACCACTTACAGTTGTTGTAAGGATTCAAGATATAAGTGGCGGCTCAAGGGGGACGAGCATATATTTTGTAAGAGCATCAGGCGACAATGATAAAATATACCGGATCGCCTCCTTGGCAAACCAGTTCGTTTTAATTGTATCCCAATCAGCAAGTCGGATAATCTCTGCTGTGCCGTTCTCAAAATCAACTGAAATTTCGCCCCATTCGCCGTCGCAGTCTGCTTGATATTCGTAGATTGCGGCGGCGATTTTCTTTTTGCGCTTGGTTTTGGTTTTCTGTTTCAGCCGGACAGCATGGAGCGCACCTTCGGCAACCAGCAGTTCTGTCAGTTTGTCCACCGCTTTCCGGTAGGCTCGCTCTGCACCGCTGGCTGTGCTGCCCTCAAACATAATCGCCAATTCTTCAAAAGTGGGGCGGTTCTTCCATGAGCCAACTCGCCCGCAGGTCATACAGATTGCTAACCGTTTTTCGAGCAAGGTCTGTTCCCGGTAATTCAGCTTCTCAAATGCCCGCTGTACCTTTTCTGCTTGTATGCCGTTCCAGAGGATGTCGGTATAGTTCCAGCTATCGTCAAGGGCTATATCCTCGCCTGTTTCCTCGCCGTCCTCGTCCGTTATATAGAACGGCTGCTGGTTGCGGATTCCACGGACAACTTTCAGATATTCTTCCGCAAGAGCAAGGTCGCAGTTATACTTCTTGGAAAACTGGTTGACCGCATCTTTGGTGTTATGGTACAGCCACGCCATTGATCGCACCATTTTGTAATTGGTCAGAGAGGATACCGACCATTTTTCTTCGCCCATGCGGAAACGGAGCATAGAATCCCAGATGAACGGATAGATGTATGTAGCATACTCCGCACCCTTGGCAGGATCATAGTCCATCAGCTTTTGGAGCATTTGCTCCCGGCAGGAGATCTTTATATCGATAAATCGGTCTGTGTCGTACAGATTGCCGCCGTCCACACTGAGAAAGCCTTTGATGCGCTTGTTGAGCTGCGTTTCGTAGTGGTGCAGAAAGAACGAAAAATATAGCAAATTCTTTTCCCGCAAAGCAGACAGGATATATTCATTCAGACTGTCCACCGCTGGCGGTTCCGGTTCCAGTTGGAAGATGCGCTCTGCCACATAGGGGATGATGCCGTCACCGTGTGGATTAACTTGGTGCTTCGGTATGTATCCGGTCATGTTCCACGAAAAATCATTTAGCATAGCGCACCTCCCTTCTAAGTAATCAGCGGGAATAATTAACCATAATTCCAAGTTTGTCTTGCAGCATTTATATTATCCAGAAGAACAGATGCAGGATTTGCCTCGTAATAGTACGTGCTCATATCCAAAATGCCTTCTTCCATTTCACCCCACTCTGCTGTGCGAGAAACAAAGATTCTATTATATACACACCAATCGCATGTGGTGGTGAAAGCAGCAATATCTGCAAAGTCTTTTGGAAATACAATTCTTCTTCCATTTGATGTTGGCTTAAGATAGTTCTCCATTATTTCTTTGAAATTCTTCAGATCATAATCCGTAGCGTTTTCCAAAGCTTTACAGACAATCAATTCTTCGTGCGTGAATTCTGTAAGTGTTTCTAAATGGTTTGCAAGAATTAGACCATAAATAACGCAAACCTTTGGGCATTCTGCATTTACGGTTTGTTTGAACAGATTGGCTACGATAATAGCCTTTTCCGGGCTGGAGTTTACATAGTTGTAAAGCTCGTTCAATCTTCTTTCGAGATTAAAGCCAGATGCAAGACCGTTCAGTAGATGGCCGAGTTTGAAGGTATTGTATTCAGATAGAAGATCATTTCCTATTCCGCCTACAATTCCCGCAACTGGGTTTACTACGCCCAACACACCAATAGAGCCAGAACGGATTATTTTGGTCATAGGATTGTCCATAACCCGGCTAAGCGCATTCCCAATATCAGTTAAATCATATTTCTGTGCCATTACATATTCCTCATTTCGTCCGTAATTTTGCTTCTTTCTTCAAAGCAGCCTGTCCCATCTCTTTTTCGTAATCACCTTTGGCATAGGCGACATTGCTCAGCGCTCGAAGCATTTTATCCTTTGCCAGCTTTTTCATAACCTCTGCAAGATCAGCGTCCAGAGTACCACGCTTCACATAGCGGTTTATGGTGTTCAGCCGTTTCTCATAAATCTGTTTCACCGGATGATCGTCCGCAAGCTCCCGTTGTTCTCTGCCTTTCAGGTTGCCGATCTGTCGGCAAGTGCGGTGCAGCTTGTCCCCCGGTGCATAGCCGCCGCAGTATTTGGTGTGCCTTGCGTTGGTGGTGAGGAACCACTTGCC